TCAACTTTAGGCAAGCTAAAAGTCGGACCCTTGCGCTTGTGGGAGGGGGGAAATAAAATGCTGGGAGGGGGGTATAAGATATGACAGCACTTAAGCGGTCCGCTCCAAAGCACCTGATTTCATTTGTCAGCGATCCCGAAAACTGGAATCCGGTTGTTTTTGAAGAGTCAATTTGCAAAGAAGTCGAAAATCAGACTGGCCAGTTAACGCCAAGTGATGCGCTACTTATTGGGATGTTGATAACCCAGGTCAATGCGTTTGTTGAGGCTCACGCAAAGGTCAAGGAACTCGGATCTTTGTATAAGTACACCGCTGGCGAAGCAACCAGCCCGTGGACAAAGATCAGGAACGAAACCCTTGATCGGTGCATCAAACTCTTGGCTGAACTTGGTCTAGTGGCTCGCGGCCGACCTAAAAAACAAAACAAGGTGTCATCTGTCGATGAGTTATTCAACGCTTCTTAATCCAGCATTTGAGTATGCCGCCAGCGTTACTCGTGGCGACATTATTGCCTGTCAAGACGTTAAGTTTGCGTGTCAGAGATTCCTTGATATGGCAGAGCGCAAAGATGCGCCATACGAGTTTGTTCCGGCCAAGGCAGAGCATGTCCTGAAATTTGTTCGGTTCTGCAATCATGTGAAGGGACCGGAAGCTGGCAAACCGATTCAGCTTCAGCCATTTCAGATTATGTTCTTGGCGGGAATCTATGGGTTCAGGTCGCGCAAGGACCATTCTGTGCGCTGGACAACCGATGTCATTCTGTTTGTGCCAAGGAAATCGGGCAAAACGACGCTGGCGTCTATTGTTGGCCTGTACGAACTTCTTTTTGGTGATGCCGGGGCTGAAGTCTTCACCTTGGCGACAAATCGGGAACAGGCGTCAATCTGTTTTGATTCGTCAAGAGCAATCGTTGAAACGATGCACCCAGACCTAGCGGCAAAGTTCATTGTGTATCGCAACGAGATCAAGAAGCAGGGCGACACAACCTCAACTTATCGGTCGCTGAGTAGGGACAATCGAAAGACTGGCGACGGAAAGAACCCGTCCTGCGCATTGGTTGATGAAGCGGCTCAGATTATTGAGCGTTCAAGTATCGAGGTTTTGCACTCAGGAATGGGCGCACGAAAGAACCCTTTGCGCCTGTACATGACCACCGCGTCATTCACTAGGGAAACCAAATTTTACGAGGATTTAGCCTATTTCAGAACAATCCTGTCTGGTGCAGCGGAAGACACGGGGCGCTGGTTTGGGCTTTTGTACTCGGTTGATGCTGGTGATGCTTGGCAGGATGAGTCCGTTTGGGGAAAGGCTAACCCGATGCTTGGCGTGTCTGTGACAACAGAGCATATTGCGCACATGGCGCAGGAAGCATCTGCAAAACCGGCAAGCTTGAACGAGTTCCTGTGCAAGCAGCTAAATATCTATGTCAGCGCAAATGCAGCATGGGTTGATCGCAGGTATTGGGAAGAATCTGTAGCAGAACAGCCAGATGAAAAGCCAGAATCAGTATTCATGGCATTTGACTTGGCGCATTCTCGCGACCTGAATGCTGTTTGCACGTTGTTCCGGTATGACGAAGAAAGGTTCTACGCAAAGTTCCAGTTCTTCCTGCCAGAGGACTCTTTGCAGCATATTCCAAATCATTATATGTCGATTTACAGCCAAGCAGTTGCAAGCGGCATCTTGAAGCTAACTCCCGGAAACGTCACCGATCACGGACAGATTGAGGAGTTTATTAAAGCAAAGTGCAAGGAATACGAAGTAAAGGAAATTGCATATGACCCATATAATGCCGCAGGGTTGGTCGCAAACCTTTATGGCGAAGGATTGCCTGTCAAGAAGGTTGGGCAGGGAATGGCGATTTTGTCCAATCCAAGCAAGACAACAGAGCAAATGATCCTTAAAAAGGCCATTCAGCACGATGGAAACCCGTTTGTCGGGTGGCAATTGGGCAACTGTGAGGTCTATACTGATGTCAATGGGAACGTAAAAATACGCAAGAATGAAGCGGACCCATCAGCCAAAGTTGACGGTATTATTAGCCTTATCATGGCAATGCACTGCCATTTGGACAATGTATTTGTCTCAGAAAGCTATGGCTTTAGGGCGTTGGAGTGGTAAAGTTCTACGAAATCCTATGTTTCCGAGGCAATAATGGCAATTCTTGACATCTTCAAGCGCAAAAAGACCGTTGCTGAAAGCAATACGTTGTTTGGGCAAACTGCACTTGGAAACAATATTGTTTATCAGGGCGGCGATAAGCGCCAAACGGTTAACACTCAAATCCTGTACGTCACAACGTCGGGAGCCACTGATGCTGGTCGAGTTGTTGACATTGGAACCTTGACGCGCAACTCAACAGTCATGGCGTGTATCAACCTGAAGGCTCGGGCGTTGTCTCAGTTGCCAATCAGGGTTATGAGAAGGATGGAAGACGGGACGGCTGTTGACGCTCTGACATCTGATCAAGTTCCGTCACGGGAAAAGACTCGGGCAAAGGCTGTCGCTTCGCTTTTGGGTTCACCAAATCAATTTCAGAGCCAGTATGAATTCTGGTATCAGTGGCTGATGTGGCTTGAGTTGTCTGGCGAATCATTCACGCTTTGGTGGAGAAAAGACCAAGAGAACCCATCACAAGTTCCGGTCGAGATGTACATTCTTGACTCCACCTTGATTGCGGTTCAGATCACGCCAACCAGATATCCGTCCTATCGGCTTTCGACGCCATCCTACGGATTCAGCAAGGATCAGCCCCTCAAGGCCCATCAAATCATGCACGTCAAAGAGGCTGGGTGGCAGGGCTCTGCTGGATTCAACAAGGGTCTGCTGGCTGTTGAGCTTGTTGGACTGGATCAGGACATTGACCTGTATGCCAACTATGTCATGCTCAATGGCGCAAAGCCATCTGGCATGTTCACCACTGACGCAGTGATCCCAGACCAAAAGTACAAAGAGATTGCCGGTCGGCTAAAAGAGGCTTGGGCGTCAATGACTGCCTCTAGGCGTCAAGACGCATCAAAGCCTGGGCAAGGGATGCTGCTTGATCAGGGCATGAAGTATGTGCCGCTAGACATGCTGACATTGCAGGATGCGGATGCGGCAAACCTGAAGATTCAGACAATGAAGCGCATCTGCGGCTTGTTTGGAGTGCCGCCATCAATGATCGGAATTGCCGACCAGAAATACAATAACACCCAAACGGTGATGGACGAGTTTTACAAGGGAGCGATGTACCCGATCCTTGTAAATATCCAGCAAAAGCTTAAGCAGCACTTGCTTAACGGGTTTCCTTCGCTGTTTATTGAATTTGACACCAAAGACTTCCTGAAAGGCGCTCCGCTTGATCAAATGAATTTTGCGTCATCTGGGGTTAGCTCAGGGATCATGACCCCCAACGAGGCGCGAGAGTATCTGAATATGCCCAAAACAGAAGGCGCAGATGAATTAAGGCAGGATGTCAAAAAGTCTGACGCAATCTCCGGGACTTCTCCGCAAGACACTGGCGGGGGAGGTGGGAATCAGCGCAAAAGGATGAACATTGGCAAAACTTGATGTAAGATATTTACTGGCGCTTGCGCGGCAAGTTAAGTTAAAGTCTGTTCAATTGCCTTCAGATGTGATAAAACCCCCTACAATACAAGACAATAACCAGTCTATTATGCAAGGGGTCATCTATGACTCAGCAAATGCTGCTGATGTGCGAAGCGAGCCTGTCACTGCAAGAAAGCGCGGCAGGCCGAAAAAACGGACTAATTGAAGCCAAGATTACAACTTGGGGTCCGCGAGAAGGTTGCGACGGTCGCAAATTCAATTATAAGCCCGAGGCTTTTATGTCTTGGGCCGAGTCTTTTGGCGCTGCCGGTAGGCCGCTACCGATGTATGTAAATCATGAATCATCTGGAATCCCGGTCGGAGAATGGACCGAGTTTGCCTTTGATGATGAGGGCATGACTGCATCCGGTCGAATTTATACCGAAACAAGTCAGGGCGGCGATCTGTATAAAATCATGAAAGAATCTCCGTCAATGTTTGGCGGGGTTTCAGTTGGTGCTTATGCAGATGAGTACCAGATGGTTAACGCCGATGGCGAACCAGATGATTCTGACGAGGCTTATTTCTCGATCACCAAAGGTGGCTTGCGAGAAGTGAGCGTTGTCATGCACCCCAACAATCCAATGGCAGAGGTCAATTCCTTGGAGTTTTTCAGGGAAGACGGGTCTGCGGATCTCAAGGTTTTTGAACAAGCTTTGCGGGACGCAGGGCTATCAAGAAAAGATGCGGTCGCTGCCGCATCTGTCTTCAGGCAAGTTATTGCGCAGCGTGATGTTGCGAAAGAGCAACCTGAAAATGCGCCGGTTCAGAGCGACTCTGATGCGGAAGCGACCAAAGAACTGCTCCATGCGCTTGAGCATCGAGAGCTAATCAAACTCCTTTCCAAAAAGGTTAAGTGATGAAAGAAATCATCGAAAAGCTGGACGCGATTGAGGCGTCTAATCTGTCCAAGGTGGAAGAGATTACCGCCCAGGTCAGCGAGGCTGTTGAGGCTGTTAAGGCTGAAGTTTCGGAGAAGATTGCTACGCTGGAAGCCAAGGTCGCCAGCGTTCAGGCTCCCGAAATCATCAAGCCGATTGCCAAGTCGGTTCGCCAAGACGTTAATCGTCTGGTGCGCGAGCAGTTCCGCGAGATCATCACTGGCAAGAGCCAGTTTGAGCGCGAACTGAAGATGTTTGCTGATGAGTCGCAATATCAGGCATACCTGACGGAAGCGTCGGCTCTGACTGGCGGCGGCGATGGTAAGGGTGGTCGCACTGCATACGATCCGCTGTTTGTTGCTCTGCGTCTTCGCAATCCGATGCGCGGCCTGTCCCGCACTGTTGCGACCGATGGCTCCAGCTATCAGTTCCGCGTGAAGACCGGCGATGCTGGCGCTCAATGGGGCTATGGCATCCAGAACAACGGGTCCGCTACGACTGAGGACACCAGCATTTGGCAAATCGTGAGGAAGGACATCAACGTCCAATTC